TTTAATTTTAGTTATTAATTATGATATATTTTTTATTAATTATATATATTTTCCCAAAAAGTTTCAATATTATCTTTTTTGTCTTTATTAGATATAAGTATTTTTCCTTTTAATTTAGGACTTCTACTTCCAGCTATAATACTATCGTTTTGAACATCAAAATTTAAAAATCTATCATCTCCTTCTGCTGTAAGTTTACATAAAGCAGTTACTTTAGATGCAAAAATAGATTTTAATTTTCCTGTTAAAGAGATTTCTGAACCTACTACTTCTTCTTTACCATTGTCTTTAATATATTTATCTGCAATATGTGCTGCATATATTCTATAAGGACTTATTTGTCTAAAAAATTCAATTTGTTCTAAAAACCATTTTCTAGTATGCATATATCCTGCACCATCAGGAAGAGTTAATACTGATTTCCATTCTGTATCTCCAAAGTTAAGTTTTTCTAGTGTAGCACTTCTATTAAATTTTTTACCTATAACAGTATTCATATAAGCAAGTGTACCTCCAATTTCTGATAAATCATCTAAATCTGATAGTCCATCAATAATTAAATAGTCATACTTTCCTTTTTGTTCTAATAAAGCTTTTCTAAATTTTATATAATTTTGAAAACTTTCCCATCTACTAGTTTCTTGTGATGCATATGTAGATAACTTTCTTGCAGGAATATATTCATATCCTCCTTTTTCTAAATCTAATACTAATGCATTATATTTAGTTGTAAAATTACCCAATATACTTCCTTTTCCAATTTTAGGTTGACCAATAATCACAAGGTCTCTAGGAGCTGTATTATTAGCTGTTGTGATTTCATCTGGTAATTTTAATTCTTCTTCTGCCATGTTTAATTTATTTAGTTATTTCTATCTTTAATTAATTTTTCCCATCTTTGTCTTTCTTCATATGGATTATCTATATATTTTTTTATTCCATCTATAGCATCATCAATAAAGGTGAAAGGAATAGTCATACATCCCACTCTAACTATACATCCTAATGACAAGAATTCAATATTAATTTGATAATTTTTAAGACATTCCATTCTTGATGGAATGTATTCTTTTGCACAACACGCTGTTGGTTCTGCCATACTTACTTCATTCATAATTTTAATTTATTTAGTTATTTATTTTTAGTGTATAAAGATACAATAATTATTTTAATTATATGTATTTTATTTTGTTTTTATTAATACTTTCAAGTGATTTATTTAACCATTTAATTTGAAATGTTTCTGTAGATACAAAAATATGTATATTAGAGTGTTCTGTATCATCAAGTAAACTTCTTCCAACCATTTGTTCTAAATTCTCTCCATTACTATTAATAGCAGTAATAAGGATGTTAGAGAGATTGGGAAATGTAACACCTGCTGATGCTTTTTTAATTAGACAAAGTCTATTTATACTTCCATCTTGAAATGCTTTTAATACAGAGTCATCTTTACTTTTACTATTAAACATTGGAATATTATATTTTTCTCCTGTTTTCTCACTAGAGCTAAACAATATAAATCTTTCATTAGGATTATTTCTTATCCAATTACTAACAACATTGAATAAAGAGTTTGTAGAATTGATAAATCTCATTCTTTCCAATGCAGCATACATTTTTTGTTGTCCAGAAGAATTAAGCACTCTATTAGAAAGTCTATTACATTCTTTTTTCTCTGTAGATTTCCATTTCTTCACCTTTCCAAATTCAATTAAATTTTTATCATCTAAATCATATTGATGAATATACACAGTAAAATCACTAACAATTCCATCTTTAATAGCTTCTTCTGTACTATAATTAACAATTAAATCCATTCCTGTATGTAACTTAATATCATACAAAGTTTCTTTATTATATGTACCAGAAGCAAATATTACATGTTTATTATTTTTAGCTATTTCTCCTGCTATTGGTAATTGATTTTCTTCTCCTAATAAATGAGCTTCATCTATCAAAACAAAATCATATTTATTATCTTTTACTTTTTCTATAGAAGCAAATGTACAATATGTAATATCTAAATCAAGACCAAGAATATTACATTCCTTAACCCAAGAATCTTTTATATCAATGTTAGGATAAAGAACTAATATAGATTTTTCTTTAAAAGAAATATTTCCATATAGTTTTATTATTTGTTTACAAATACTTGTAATTAAAATTCTTGTTTTACCACTTCTAACAGAAGATAATACAATACCTCTACAATTAGCATTTACAATTGTATTTATTATTTCTTGTTGTATTTCATCTTTTGTTTTCATTTTTTAATATTTTTAATATATACTCAGCTAATTTTGCTCTTCCATAAAAACAATTATCACAAGAACAATTAATTTTTGCGTAACTTCCTATAGCATCTATTTCTTCTTTATCATAACCATATTCTTCAGTTATTATAAAATCAGGATTTCTATCATCATAATAACATAAGTTAATTTTTATTTGTTCTAATGTCATATTATATTAGTTAATGGATAAGCACTTAATATAGATTTGTTATCTACACCGTAAATAGGTGTAGCAGGTTCTGTTAAGTTAAATCCTGGATCATTCCAATCTACTATATCTACTTGTGCATTGTTATCCGCAGCTTTTAAAGCTGCTTCTACATGCATTTTAGCAAATTCAATCATTATGTTATAAATTTCATTATACTGAAAATTATCTGTGTGAAATGGTATTATTTTATTTTCTTCAAAAAATTCTTCTGCTGTTTGTATCATTTTAAAAATATTTTAATTGTTCGTTCCTCATCTTGATATTGTAATTCAACATCTTTAGCATCATAATTTGTATATGCTCTTCCATTATAAGGTGGAGAATGTTGTATTACTTCTACTCTTGTTACTTTAGGAAGTAAATATGTAATTTGATGTTCTTCTTTTTTCTTTTTCATAATTTAACTGAATAGTTTTTCTAAAAATAAATTCATTTCTAAAGATGTTTCTTTTATTTTATGTATATGATTCCTTATATCATCTCCTTGAGAAGCAGGATGGAATTTCACATAGCCACCACAATTACCATCTTTAGCACCAACCCTTAAATCTATTCCATATTTTGTACTACAATTTTTAAGAATTTTATTTCCTGTATACAAAAGCCAGTAATGAGCACCACCTGAACTAGTGTTATACCTGTATGTATTTTCTAATTCTGCTCTAATAGAAATAGATATATTACTAAAACCATTTTTTCCATTTTTATTATCCACATCTACTACAATATAATTATCTGTAGGAGATACTGCTAAATCATATCCATCAGGAATTTGTCCTTCATAAAAATAATTAGAAGGAATAGAACCCCACTTTACAGTGGGGCTTCCATTTTTTAATAAAAAACTTTTCATTTAAAATTTCCATTGCTTTTTGGCTTTTTCTGTCTCCCAAAATCTAGAATAACTATTTTTAGAAGCATACTCAAACACTCTTTTTATTTCATCATCTATATCTTGTAAAGAAGAATTAACAACTTCTATACAAACATTACTTGTTGCTCCAATATAACAAGCATATCCACATAAAGCAAGAATGTTTATATCTCCTCCACTTCCACTATTAAATTCTAATTTATTATCTTTTATGAATTTTTTTAATTTTTCTATATTACTCATTGTTTTTATATTTAATTAGTTAATATTTTGGTACGGGTTATCATTAATCCACTCTTTAAGCCATTCTTCTTTAGCACTTTCACTCTCAAACCCTAATTCAGAAAAGCTATCTCTATTTGCTATACGTTTCCATGTAGCTTTATTATTTTGTAATCCTATAAAATCTCCTTTACTATCTGATGATAATGTTAACATTGATTTTAATAATTCTTCTATTGTTGCCATAATTTTATTTATAATAATTTAATTGTTTCTCTTAATAATTCTAGTTCTGTTTCACTAATTGTATGATTTTTTAACCACAAATCAATTATTTTAATTAATATTTTACTGTTCTTTTTTACAGATTCTACTTTCTCATCTACTTTTTGAGAGTTAAAAATATTTTCATATTCTAACATAGAATTAAGTATTTCTTTATATTTAAGAGCTACTTCATCTGTATTATAACCACGTTTATGATATTTAAAACATCTTTCTAATTGACGTAAAATTCTACTTACAGCCCATATATTAGGATTATAAAAAGATTTATTCCATTTATTCCATGTAGCCTTTCCTTCTATATTTTCAGAAAGATTTAATGTCTTTTTAGATTTTAAATCATATCCTACAGCAATTATATCTAAATCAAACGTACTTAATACATCAAATATAGAACTGTTTTTCTCTTTAAATATAATATTAACATCTATACACATATTATATTTAAATTTTATAGTAATGAGACCTAACTTTTTTAAACTTCCTTTATATGGATTAGAAGTCCAATCTTCAAACTTCCATTTTTCGATAGGATCTAATAATAAAAACATTTTATTATGATAGAGTGTAAACAATAGTTTTGTGAAGGCAGCTTCATCATATGTAAATACATCTACATCTGCTCCTTCAAAATATTTAAGCATACATGATCCTGTGATACATCCATTTATATCTTGTTGTTTTAAGAAGTCTATTACTTCTTGCATTTGTTTTTCCATGTTATTTATTTGTGTTCTATGTTATTTTTAAAATATTTGATATTTGTATTATTTCTTGATGTGAAATTTCTTTACATCCTACTTTTAATCCATTCAATGTACAAAGCCATTTAGATTCTTCTGAATTATTATACATTACTTTTATCCAATCTGTTGATATTTTAAAAGAATCTACATAATGTAAAATATTTTCTTTTACACCAATTAGTTCTTTCCATACAGTGTTAAAATAATAACATTTATGTTGTCCTATTAATACTTCTCCATCACAAAAAGAATGTAAATCATATTTTTGTATTTCTTCTGGAGTTGCTAATCTTTTATAAGCATTAGTGTATCTATTAACAGCGTCAATAGTTGCATAATTAGGTCTCCATTCTTTATTAATATTTCCAGATATTACTACAGTACAAGCTTCTTCCATTTTTTCATTCCATACCCAATCCCCTACTTTAAAATCATTAATATCTTTAGTTTTTAATTCAAAAAATTCACGTAAATATATTAAATCAGGTATTGATTTATTTTTTATATTTAAATAATCAATTACAAATTGATCTGAATTATCTTTGTTAAAAATATAAGTATATCTTTCTCTAAATTCTTTAAGAGATAAAATTGTATTAGCTTTATCAAAAGGCGTATCTTTTAATACTTTTATAGTGTATTCTGTTTTCATTTTATTTTATTTTCATTTAACAATTTCTATTAATTTTTTCAAACATTCAAGTTCTGCTTCTTCGTAACATTTAAAATCTGTTTCAAGTTCTGATATTGATTGGCTATGATTTATTATTACATAATCACAATTAACATCGTTTTCTAACGAATTATCTAATCCTATTGAATGATATAAACCATAGTTCTCTCTAAACCATCTGAAGCATTGTGAGAATGTTGGTGCTTCAAAATCTCCTGTATAAATCAATTTTAACTCATCAGTTAAATCTTGTTTTATATAAGGAATAGCTTCAGCATTATTATAAAATCCAAAACAAGGTTCATCAAATCCAATTGACTTCATATCTAAAGCCAAAGTGTAAGGTATAAATTCTTTTTCCATGTGTTTTATGTTTATAAAATAAAAAAGACACCTAAATTAATAGGTGTCTTTAAGATTAAAATAATTAATAATTAGTCCAAATGTGGCTCTAACGTTGTTACTGCTTCTACTACTTGCTCTAAAGAATATAAAGCTTGTAATTTAACAATTTTGTCTGTAGAGAAATACAAACCAAATTCAGAAAATTCTGCAAGAATATTAAATTTTTGTAAAATTCTGTTTAATTTTTCTGCTTTTCTTTCTCCATCTTTATTAGATAACCAAGCAAGAGCGTCTTTTTGTAATTTGTCTAATGTAGGAGTTTTTTCTGCTTCTGGAACATTTACATATGTTCTTTTTTCATCATTTAATTTTAATGTAACTTGTTTTACTACATCATCAAATGTAATAGCTTCCTTCACTTCAAAATTTGTAGCTCTTACACTGTTAGCTAAATTTACAAGATAATGTGCTTCTTTTTGTAATTGTACAAATTCTTCATGGTTTACAGGAGTTTCTTCTTTACCTGCTACTAAATAACCACCATTTTTTAATTCTAATTCTCCGTTTTTTAAAAATTTCATTGTTTTTTAATTTAAATTATTAATTATTAATTGTTTTTTGAGTGTCCTCTCCAGGTTTATTATTAATTTAGGTCTTTAACCCAATTTTCTATATACTCTATATTACTACAATCAAACATTTCTGCATATCCTGCTAATTTAGTGAAATTAGTTGTATGAAAAGAATATATTTTGTTAATTTTAAAGTTACATATATCATATGCTTGTTTAAAAGATATTTTTTTATCCTTATTTGTCCAGCTGTCTAATGGCGTGTGATTATCTCCAAAAACTATTACATTGTCATAGTTTCTATGTTGAGAAACAATAGCTCTGAAGTCTTTACATTCATTATTTTGTCCATAATCTTGATATACTTGATCTACATCTAATGCATCTACTTCTGTATAATCAAATAAACCACTTCTAGCTCCTGTAATAATCAAATCAGCAAAGAATTGTGTAACCATTGTCTTGCTTAATAATAAACAAGCTTTAGCTATTGATTTAGGAATAGAAGCTGAAATATCTATAATAATAAGATTTCTATCTGGTGTACTCAATGTAATATTACCAGATGTATTATCTAATTTTTTGTTATATAAAGCGGGGTTCCATGTAATAGAACTTAATATATTAGATTTAATAGCTTCTTCTATTTTAGAACTAAACCATGTAGGAATAACTTTTAACTCTTTTAAAACATCTATATCTACTTGATATGATATATCCGCTATAAATTCTGATACAGTTAATGATTTATCTACATCTTCTAATGTAGTATCAATAATTACAGAATCCTCATCTGTAATATATACACAACAATCTGAATAAGCCTGTCCTTTAAATAGATTTTTATATCCATTATCTCTTAATATTTTTTCCCAATTAAATGGAAGTCCTGTTTTTAAAGCTGATTTTAATAATATATCAAACTCTAAAAGCATAACATAATCATTGTAATCTTTATTACTTCCTTTGATATAAGGAACACCTAAAGGTATGGTACTTAGTTCTTTAGTATCTTCAATAAGATAAATTAATGGAAGACTAAATTTTTTACTCTCTAATAATTTCATATTTTCTAATTTTTATTGTTTTTATAAAGTTGCATTAATTTTAACCAACTAATTTTCTCATTTTTTCCAAATGTATATTCTCCTATTTTTATATCATTTTCTGTAGTGTTTTCTATTAAGTTATTTAATATTGGTTTTAGTTTAACAGCATATGGAGTATCAATATCAGCTATAATCATTTTTATTGCTTTTACAATACTTCTTGGTGTATGATAGTTTTTTTCAGAACTATTAAATGATTCATTTCCTATTAATACACACAATTGTTCAAATATTTCATCTGTTATCATAAATTTAGACATATACTCTTTCCAAGCATTTTTATCAAAACCAATATGATACCATATAAATCTTTCTTTGATTTGTGGAGTAATTATTACAGAACCTTGTGGATTAGCTGCAGCTACAATCATAATTTTTGGTAATTTTTTACCACTAATTAATTCTCTGTTTTCTAATACAGTAAGACAAGCATTTAATACCATTACATTTGCGTTTAATAACTCATCAAAAAATAATATATCTCCATCTTGTAAAGAAGTAAACATTTTAGTATCAAAATATTCTACTTCTTTTTGTTTATGTACAGGCAATAACATACCTGTCACTTCATGTGGCATTAACTGACTAGCAATCAGGTCAATACACTTTACTCCTTTTTCTTTAGCAAATTGTTTTATTATTTCTGTTTTACCAATTCCAGGATTTGAAAGAAATAAAGGAATACATGTTTGTCTTAATTCTTCATCTTCATAAATTTTTTCTAATACATTTAATATTTTTTTCATTGTTTTTCTTGTTTAATTGTATAATTCATAATAATCTGGTTTCATTTTTTTAAAAAAGTTTTCAAAGAAATCTTCTATATCTTTTAAAGTTGTTATTGCTCTATATTCATTAGGAAGTACATCGCCCCAAAACTCTACATTACAAGTGGCATCTTTATTTTTTTTCTCAAATCTAAACTGACTATCTGCTGTATAAGAATCTTTTTTAGGAATATCATCTCTATTTAACTGTTCAGCGTGGTTATAATGCCAAATACTTATAGAATATTTTATTCCTTTTTTATCTGTAATTTTTTTTTGAAATCCTCTTATAGCTTTTTTATAATTAGATTCAAAGATTTCATAACCATTATCAATCATTTCTTGTTCAAAATCATTTCTTATTTCTCTCATTTTTGTTACAATATTTACAGTTTTTAACTTCTTCTTTAGAGTTATGTATTAATTTATTTTTATTACAATACCATTTCTTTTCATAAGGAACAAATATTTCTCCTAATCCTTTTCCTGATTTCCAAAATCCAGGATTCCAATCATCCCATTCTTTCATTTTGTTGCTTTATTAATTAAATAATACCATAACCATGTAATTTTTGGCCTCACTAAAATTTCATATACCAAAAAAATTATTAACCACATAAATATATATTCCATAATTATTTACATTAAAAATTTATCAAAATTAAATATTGCTTTTCCATCTTTTTCATATCTATTTGTTTTTCTGTTAAACTCCATTTTAAACTTACTTGGAATACCTACTAATTTTTGTTTCTTAATTTTTTGAGAGGAAAATTGAACATTTGTATCTGTTTTATCAATAGCATATTCTGGTCTCCATACACTTAATACATTGTCAAAACCATCTGCCCATGAACCACCTCCCTTGATTCTATACATAGAAGGTTCAGCATATCTTTTATCATCTCTATCCATATTAGGAGTTAATTGATGCATTACTAGATGAAATGATGTGTTTGTTTGTCTAGCAAAATCTACACATATACTTCCTATATAACAAGCATATATATCATCTCTTTCTGAAAAGTCTTTAGGACGAGCAAATTTTAATAATGGATCTATAATACAAGCATCAATAGTTTGTTCTTTACATAGTTTTTTAAATTCTTCTAATGTTCCTTTAATTGTATTATGTGGAGGCTCTACATATAAAAATAAAAATCTATCTTTTATAAGTTCATAACAATGTTGATATAGTTCTTTAGATATTAGATTTTTTTGATAAAATTTATCTGTTGTTTTTCCCGCTAATGTATGAATTAAATCATCATAAAATTCTTGTGGAGGAAAATCTTCTGGAGAACAAAATAAAAATGTCCAATTGTCTTCTAATGCTTTAATTAAACATATTTGTTTAAGAAATAAAGACTTTCCCTCATTAGCATATCCTGTCCATATATTTGCTTCTTCTTTTCTCCAAGTCCAAGATGTATCTAAATCATTATTATGTGTAGTGCTACCTCTCACCTTACCAGTTTTGAGTTCTATTAGCATTTGTTCAATACAATGCTCAGGTTTAAATAAATAAGTATTTTTATCTGTTAATCTATAATCATCTAAATTCATTCAAACATTTCTTTAATGTTAATTTTCTTTTCTTCTTTTTCAACAGGAATTCCTTCTTTAATTAAGTCTATATATCCCTGAAAACTCTTTTGATAAATATATGTATAAGAGTTTTGTAAATATGTTAATTGATTTTGTCTTTTATTAACAGAATTTTCTTTTTTTAATTGTACATCATATTTAGTAGCTTCTATCATTTCATGAGCTGTAAAAAGATTTTCATTAATATATTTATTAAATAATAATTTACAATCTTCTTTCTTCACTTTAAATGCTCTTGTAGCTCTAAAACTAATTCCTTTATACTCAAACTTATCGTTAGAGGGAAATACTTCCCACCATTCTTCAAACTCTTTTGAAGCAGGTTTTCTTTTTAATATTTTTGTACTTATTTTTGCATCTAAAAATTCTAATAAATCTTTTCCTATTGTTGTAAGTTCATCATTTTCTGTTATTAATCCTTTACGAATTAAAGCTTGATAGATGGCAGCAATTCTCATGCTTTCTTCACGTAAAGAAGTAACATCATACTGTTGTTCTACAAGCTTTAATAAGTAAATAATATCTAAGTTATAACTTTTCTTGATGAGTTCCTCGAATTGTTCTGGCAATATATTAAATTTCATATACTATTTTTAATTAATATATAATAAATCTCCTTCTTTACTTTCTATTTTTATTATTTTCATTTTTACATCTAAAAAATCTAATATTTGTTCAGAATTTATTCTAAAATAAATTCCAAATTGTCTTATAAAATTATCAAAAGAAATTAATTCATTATTATTATTTTTATTTTTAACATAATATTCATAAAACCAATTAAAATCATATTGATTATTTTTCCTCATTGTAATGTATTGGTCTCTGTTCATGTTTTATCACTTTAATAATTGCAGGTAAACGATTTTTATTTTCTTCCCATTGTTGCCAAGAATATTCAATATCTTTTTGTCTTTCTATAGCATATATTTCATCATCAGGATATTCCCAATCCTCTATCACCCAATCCATTATTTTACAGGTTTAGATTTTTTAATAGGTTGTTCAGCTATTTTAAAGTTTTTTGTGACAATTGGTTTCTTTGTAACATTTGTTTTCTTTTTATAATATTTTCTTTTAGGTTTTTGATATAATTCTATAACAGTTGTTTCATTAGGTAATTCATTCATTTTTTCAGAAACATATTGATTAACATCAATAGCTTCTTCTATATTTTTATCAACAGCGTCTTCTTTTAATTCTTCAGAATTTATAAGATTATAATAAATAACTATAACAAATATAATAACTGCTACAAAAGTAATAATAAGTGGGTTCATAATTTTAGTTTTTAATTGTTAATTCTTAGTCCATATTGTAAAGTGAACCATTGAAAGGTTGAATTTGCTTTTGTTTTATTAAATTTAAATATTTTTTGTAATAGAGGAATAGCATATTTTTTAAATTCCTCAAATTGTTCCTCTGTAAATGTATTATTAAAATACCATTTTTCATCATCTTTTACATCATCAATAGTTTTACCAATCATATTTAACTGATATTCTATAAGATGTTCAGAGATATTTGTTCTATTAATTGTTTTCATAATTTATTTGATTTTTAAAATTATTACGTTTTTTGGTAATATAACTGTTATATTACACTTTTTGGTAATATTATTTTGCACTACCCCAACTATCTCCTATATTAGCTTCTGCTTTAATTTTTAGATTAGTGAGATAATGATTACCTCCTTGTAACATAGCTTCTTCCACTTTATTTTTAACAAGTATTTCATAGTATTCTTTACATTCTACAACTAATTCATCATGAACAGCATTTACTATTAACACTTGATTTATTAAATTGTTTTCTAATATCCATTCAAATAATATACAAGTAGCTAGCTTCAATTGGTGGGCACTCCTGGCTTGCACGGGGTTGTTGAGAGACAATCTTTGATATTCAGATTTAAGTTTAAAGAATTGTTTTACTTCTGATTTTTTAGAATTATAAAATACAACAGATTTAGGAAATTTATATGTATATACAATTTTCTTTTCTGCTTCTTCTTTTTTCTTTTTATATTCTAATTTACCTTGTTTATACATTTGCCATTCTTCTTTTGAAATAGCTTTTACTTTGGCTTCACATTCTTTGAATTTATCAAATTTAGGAAGAGCTAATTTCCAACCATCTGCAGATTCAATATATCCTTTTTTAACAGCTTCTTGAAATACTTTATCTCCCCATTCATATAAACCAGCATGTAATTCTTTAAATCCATTTTCAATTTCTTGTGCTCTTTTTAATGGAATTCCTTCATTCATATGAATAGTGAATGCATTACCACCATATTGCATTGCAAATCTTGGTGCTTTAGATGCTTGTCTTTTATCCTTATGATTTTTTATTATTTCTTCATCTGATAAATAAGCAATGTCTGGAAATAATATTCTAGATAACATACAATGTAAATCAGCTCCATCAATAACAGCAGCAGACATAGCAGCATCACCAGATAAATCTGCAGCAACAACAGTTTCTTGTCCAGAATAATCACATACAATCATTACATTTCCTTTATTAGCTTTAAAACAAGTTCTCGTTTCTTTATCAGAAGGAAAATTTAAGAAATTTATATTTCCTTTTCTTGTAGAGAGACGAGCTGTATCAACCATAGGATTAAAATTAGTGTATATACGTTCATTTTCTATTTGTTGGTATATTTTATCACCAAATGTAGTAACTCTATGATTAGCTTCTTGAAAATCTAACCAAAGCTTTACAAATTCATGTTTAGATTTAGATATAATAGCTTCATTAATACTATCTTTTCCATCTTTATCTTTAGTAGGAATATTTAAAGCTTTAAACACTTTAAGCATTTGTAATGAAGAAGTGATGCTAATTAATATTCTTTTCTCTTCATCAAACATATCAAATTGTTTATCTGCAAATTGTGGAAGATTATCAAATATATACTCTTCAATTCTTTTTTTCCATTTAGAAGCATTTACAACATCTTCTTTCATTTTAGCTTTCCATAATTCAGAGCTAATAGGCATACCACATTGTTCCATATAAGCTAAAGCTCTAATATATCTACAATGAAGCTCATATGTCTCTTTAAAACCATTATTATTTATTTTTGATAACAATACATCATGAAGTTCTATAAGTCTATCTACATCATTAAAACTATATTCTATTGTACTAGCTTGAAATAATTTAACTATATGAATATTCTTTTGCTCAAATTTATCATAATAAACATTTAATTCTCTTTTCATTACAGAACCAAAATCATGTCTATAAGGAAGATTATAATTATCTTCATCTTCTGCTCCATTATATATAATTTTAGATGCTAACATTGTATCTAATATCTTTTCTGGGTAAAAGCTATGTTTGTAAAAAAATCCTAAATCAAATAAAGCATTATGAAATATTAGAGTTTTATCTTTAATATAAGGAATTAATTCTTCAAACTTATAACTATCTTCTCCACTACTATATAAATCAATAATATAATTATTATCTCCTGTTCCTAATTGTACACAAAACATATCACATTTTCTTGCTTCTAAACCAGTATCCTCCGAATCCACACTAATAGTATCAGGTAATATCATATCATCTAAATCACAATAATTATATTCCCCTATTCTCTGATAATATTCTTTATTACGTGTTATAATATAATTCATATTCTTGTTTAATTAAATTATTTACAATCCATTTTAATCCTGGTTGTATCCATTTATTATCTTTTCTAATTAATAATTTATTAGCTTTAGGAAAATAATCTATAACACCATGTTTTGTTTGTGTATCTATTACAACTTTAGAACCATTAAAAGGAATAATAATACATCCTTTTTGTTTTAATGGTATAATATAATCATCAAATTTTTCAAGTCTTGCTTCTCTTAAAGCTTTAGTATGTAAACCTAATGCTTTAAAATCATTTTCTTCTTCTTGAGCTTGTCTAGTTAATATTTCTGATTGTTTCATAATTGTTTGTTTTTTAATAGTTTAAAAATTCTTCGTTCAAAGATAATACAATTTTATCATCATACAAAATAATATCATCATCTTCATCTACTTCTATATTAATATATCCATCATATTCTTTTAATATAATATTTACATCATTTAATGTTATTTCTCTGAGATCATTTCCATCATCCATCCATCCTATTTCATCATGTATAATAACAACATCTCCCTCTTCATCAATAATAGCTAATTCTATAGGACACCCATGTTTAGACATAAATTCATCAATATTATCTGGAATTTCTTCAAGTTCAAATAATTCAATATATGGCTCTATAACCCCAACAGATATTCTATTAATAAAAAGCATACCTATTTCTAATTCATTAGAAATATAACTAATTAACACTATTTCTCCTATCATATTGTAAATGTTTGTATTTTGTCATATATCTTCATAGTTCACAAAGGAAAATATTATTTTTTTTGCGTGTATTACGTAGTTAGTAGCTATGTTAATCACCAACTATCAAATAATCAATTCTACATTTTGTAACAATAAATCTGCCTTCTTTTTCTAATTGATTTTTTACTGCTTCACGTGCTTTTTCTAAAT